CTTGTTGTGTTACTTCTGTAATTGTAGCATCAGTGGTAGAGTCTCCTGTACCACCTGTGCCTCGATAGATTCCCATTATGTGTTTACCATTAGTTTTTTAAAAGAAAAAAAAGGAGTCCGCGAAGACCCCTCTTTAGTATTGACAATGGTTAGCCGTTGACAGCTAGTACAAAACCTGTCTCTGGACGTAGAACCTGAGTACCGTACAAACGGTCAGCGGTGTACAAGGTGCCTAAGAACTCTTGCTTGTACTGAGTCTGAGAACGAACACCCTGTTGCTCAGCAAGTACCATAGTGTCCTTGTGGCACAATAAAGCACCGCGTACAGCACCACCAGCACTGTTGTCTGCTGCAGTTTCAATGGTAGGGCAGTTAGTACTAACGTAGATATCTACACCATACAACTCACCAATCTTACCGTTGACAACACCTTGACCATTAACGAAGTCAGAAGACACATAACGATCAATACCCATGATTGCATTACGCAAGCTAGGTGGGATTACCAAAGACCGACCGTCCATCGGGGTGTCTGCATCATCCATCTTCTGAATCATGTCACGTAGGAAAGCATCAGAGAATGCATCACCAGAAGCAACAGTGTCCACAGCGTAAGCAGTGGTGCCAGTAGAGGCATCGTTGTAGAAGGTAGCAGAGTTAGTCCAATCAGAACCATCACCATCACCAAACTTCTTACCCAAGGTAAATAGATCATCGTCTACTTGCTTACCTAGGGCGTAACCAGCGTCACCAGTATAGAACTGACGTAGGGAAGCTAATGCTTGTACGTTGGTAATATCTTCGATTAAGCGTGAGTACTCAAAGTGCTTGTCGATAGTAACTAGAACTTCTGACTCAACAGCGTTCTGGATAGTTACTGCTGTGTTCTCAGCCTTAGCGGAAGCAACACCACGAGTAGGCTTAGGGATATGAATAGTATCACCCTTCTTGCCTTGCATAGCGATCTTCTTGGTCAAAGGAGCAAGAACTAGGGATTTCTCATAGGCCGCGATAACTTCATCTGACCAAATTTCGGGGATAAAACTAGCAGCTGAAGTGTTGTCAACTGCACCGCCTTGTGCGGGATATACTGAAGTAGCCATTTTAAATTTCTCTCATTTTAGGTTATTTGACCCTCTTCTCTTGATATGCTAATTGAATATCATCAGAGAGAGCTAAGTATCGCTCAGGGTCTGTTTTCATTAGTTTAATAATATCAGCTCGTCGGTAGATCTTTTTGGAAGAACTAGAATCTGGGTTACCACGGGTGTAGCCATTAGATCCTTCCTTGACAGCCTTCTGTCTTCCTTCTTTCTCAGCCTGAAGTGTTTGATTGATAGCACCTGAGCGATCTTTCCATAAGGAGAAAAGTTCATCTGCTGCTTCCACATCAAAGTGTTGGTCTGCCTGTACAAACATACGAGTTCTAATCTTAGAGGCTTGAATCCACTCAGCGAACTTAGGATCTGCAACGATCTGTGGTATCTCTGGGTGATCTTCCTTCAAAGTTGCCATTGACGTTTGCTTTTTATAAGCTCTCGTGGCTTCTTCTGCTGCCTTTACACTAGGGTGTTTCTCGATTGCTTGACTGATAGCCTTTTCAGGATCAGAATAGAAATCTACTTCTTCATCTGGTTCGCTAGCGGCCTGTTGGTTAGGTGCTTGCGTATCGAGTTGTGTGTTGATATAGCTATCGACTACCTTACGTAAGTCACCTACTTCAGAGCTCTGACGACCTAAAAGCTTCTCAGCCTCTTGGTGCATCCTAACTACATCTTCAAGTGATTTACCAGAGTACTTATCTGGGACTGCTTCTAGAGGTTCAGTGGTCGCTGGGTTTGCCTCTTGTAAAGGTTCCTGCTGTGTCACTGAGCTTTGTTGCATGTCGTCTAAACTATCAAAACGCTCGTTTTTGTTAACGTCCTCAGTTTCGAGGATAACTGCTGCCATATTAAACTCCGTACCTTAGTATTGTGGAGAGATTGAAAATGAAAGCTTCATGTATCATGAGTTGGCTTTCTCTGCTTTGGCTCTCTTACGTTCGTGATCTTTAGCCCATTTTATTGTTGCTCCAGCAAAGTCGCCAGAGTGAGGGTCTAAAGAAGAACGAGGAGAACTAAGTTGTCTGGTTGCAAGGCTATCACAAGTTTTACATTTGACTGTATCTGGTGATCCTTTAACCACGTGTTCGTTGATGTGACCGAGAGTACACTTATAATCATAGAACTTAAACATGTACGTAGTCATCCCCCTCAACGGGTTCCTGTGAAGCCTCTTGGCCCCTACGTGTTGTTTCTTCTAAGTTAAGCAATGTACCAATGATGTTCATTTGACCCTTACGGAAGTAAAGGTCTTTTTCATCTTTGGTATTCTCTATGGAGTCAATGCTAGGAAGGTTGAGCTTCATATCCGAAAGCAATGATTTCCACCCTTCTGTTCTGAAGAGTTCATTCATGTTGCGGAAGTAAAGCTCTAACTCTTTATCTGTCATTTATACACCTATTATAACATAATTTTACATAAAAGTCAAGATTTTTCTTTACTTTTAGTTGTTTTTGTGGTACTAGCTACTTGAGGTTTGGTGTTAGAGCCCACTTGAGACTCTAATGTTGCCATTCGTGCCTCTATCTGCTCGATCTTCTTGAGTAACCTGCTGTAACTCTGGTTGATTTGCTCCACTACTTGCTGGAGGTCGCGCTGTGATACCATTATTAGCTCCTTGGCTATGTTTTAGGTCAATTTCTTTCTCTTTAAGGATACGGTCTGCAACCTTAAGTCGTCGTTCAAACTCTTTATCGTCCTCAGCGCCATCCTTTAGGTTAGTGGTGATAGCTTTGATACGGTCAGTCTCAAGCTCCTGTGGTATAGCCTTAGCTTCCACCATAAGCTTAGTAGCACGAGCCTTAGATTCTTCTGCCTGACTAGTTAAAGCTGCAGTCTGTGAACCTTGGAACGCTAACTCAGCCTGTCGTGTCTCTTCCTGAGCCTTCTGCTGCTCTGGTGTAGGTTGAGATGCCTTATCAATCAAGCCAGTGAGTTCTTCACGGTTAGCTACATTCATGTTATCTACAATAGACTTAAGCATTACTGGGTAGTAAGGTGTGTCCTTGCCCATAGTCTGTAGTAACTGAACCAACTGAGACACTTCATACTCACGGGCAATGATACCTAGAGAACTAGTGGCTGCGAAGTTGTAGTCGGATACTGGGTAGAGCTCAGGCTCATACTGCATATAACGCCAAGCAGCCTTACTCACGAATGGAATGAGGAAAGACTCTTGGAAGTTAATCAAAGTACGCTTATGTCGCTTAATGATAGCGCCAAGAGACATCGAAATGCCTGCAGCAGTAGCTTCGCCGTTGATTTGACCTCCGACACCAGAAGAGTCCACAGCCCCTGTAGACTGTTGAACCATGGACTGTAGTGCCTGAGCCTGAGCAAATGTTATTTGACTTACGTTACCAAAGTTGAATGGGTTGATGATCTCTTTAGGGTCACCGTTAGTCAATAGAATCTTACCAGCACGAATCTCTGGCTTTGTGCCGCGTGGGATGCGCGTAGCGTCCATAGCAAGCATGGGGTGTACTGTGAGGGCTAAGGCATCAATACGTGCCCTTAGCTCCGCATCTAGTGCCTTCTGTGAGTTGTAGCCTTTCTCGCAGACACCACGGCCCCAAAAGCGACTAGGTACTACGTCCCAAGGGAAAGCCACTACTGGACGATCTTCCATCATGTAAGGCGTAGGTTCAGCTTTGAGTAGGTAGCCTTCGTTACCAATGATCACTACAGCTTCAATGTAGTAGCTATCTTTTTGATCATCTTCTAAGCTATAATCTAGCTCTTGTTCAAGCAAGTGTCGAGGTACTAAACCATAGTACTTAGTGAGTCGTGTCTTATCATCTTGTTGTACTGTAAGCTCACTGTCGGGCTCTAGGTTGAAGTCCTCGGAAGCAGTACCGATGTACGTATCTTTGTAGACACCTTGCTCCTGTAGCTGCTCTACAGTATGTGTGCTGACAAACTCGTCAATGGCACAACCTAAGGCCTCTTCGATGTTAGTAGCTACAGGATCAATACGGAAGTTCTGAGGCAGCACAGGACGTAGGCGAACTACGGTACGCTTAGATACGTTAACACCTACAGCCTCCATAGCGCCACCCATGACTTTCTCAGTCGCAGGTTTCATCTCATTAATCTCTTCAAGAACTACTTCAGCAATACCATTACCATATACAGCAGCATTGATTAAGCATTCACTTACGTCCCTACGGATCTTAGTCTTATCAAAGTCTTCATGTAGCTTGTTACGTAAGAACTGAATATCTTGAGTCTCTGTGTCACCAAGGTTATCCTTGATATCGAAGTAGCGACCACGACCAAAGGTAGCCTCTTCAATCTCAGCTACGTTAGATTCTACTGCTTGCTGAAGTGCTGGTGCAATGATCTGACTACGCTCTGCTTGCCTAGTTTTGTCTGAGGCATTCCAGATACCACGCCATAGGCGATAGTACTCTTGGTGCTTCTGAGAGTAGTTATTTTCATAATAGTCTCCCCAATCATTTACCTTGGTCATAACCCAATCTTGGAGAGACTGCTCTATGATCATCGGGTCTTCTGTAGTACTTTCGTTGTTATCTTGGAGGTACATTTTCATAGTTAGTATCCACTAATTGAATCTAAGGTTTCAAAATCGTCATGTTCTTCAAAGTTACCCATGTAGGATACTTTAGCTAGCTGATCTATGTAAGCCAGTGAGTCGATTAAGTCATCATGTGTTAAAGGGTCTGGAAACTGAAAGAGTTCGTCACAGAAGCGTGAGTGCCATTCTTTTGATTTCTTGTTAAGTGTTATGCGGCCATGTTCAAAACGCCCCTGTAGGGCCCACATGACACGATCAGTTTTCTTTTGGTTACCATGGGTTAACTCTTCAACCCTAAAGAAGAATGACTGTCTCTTCATCATATCCATAAGGGGTGACATAACAGCTTGCTTGGATATACCTTTCTCTATTCCTACTGAGAGTGGTTTGTAATCCTTTACTGCTTGGAATATCTTAAGTGCTGTGTCATGGAGTGTCCAACGACCATAGATCATGTTCTCTACGAACCAACCTTCTTCATTGACAAACACAACAGCTATGGACGAGTTATCTAAGCGGCTGGTGTTACCTTTCTTCTTACTGACATCTTGGAAACCAGCGAGGTCAATAGCAATATAATAATCACCATCACCACTAGGTTTACTACCAAATTGCAACCAATCCTCTTGAAACATCTCAGAGCCTTGGTTCTTGAAGGAAGCCATGAACTCTTGTTGGAATGCATGGGTTGACATACTCTTTTTAGCAATGTTTATTTCTTCAGGGTCTAAGGTTTCATTGTCGTAAGAGGTGAAGTGCCATGCAGAGAAGGTAGGATCATCCTCAGTTAACTCAGCATACTTATAGAGATCATAGAAGTGGTTACGACCTTTAGGTGTACCTATGAATAGACAGGAACCCTTTTGGTCAGCTAAGGCTGGTCGTAGGATCTCCTCAAATACCTCAGGTTTCATGTCTGCATATTCATCAAGACATAAGAACTTTAAGGATACACCACGCATTGTGTCTGGTCTATCGGCACCCTTCAAGGATATGGTAGCACCATTGATTAGGGTGATTTGCATATTGTTAATATGACTACTACGGATCACTGGGTGACCTAACTCTACCAATAGAGCCCACATGATGTCCCGTGCTTGCCCTTGGGTTGGTGCCACGTAGAAGACATGTGAGTTTGGTTTATCAGCTTGTAATGCATTAACTATTAAGAGCCATGCAGCAAGTCTTGATTTACCACAGCGACGCCCAGCAGCTACAACCCTGAAGCGAGTAGGGTCTGCCCATACTTTCTTTTGCCAATCAAGTAATTCAATCTTTAGATCAGACAACTGTATACTCCCCTTCGCTAAAGTCTTCATCAGACTCTTGAGTACCTGAGACCTCAGTTGAACCTGAGATACCAGTAATGTTTATCTGAATAGCTGACTTACCACTACCTTTAGTGATATCCTTCTCAAAGGCTGCTACAGGAGCTACACGATCCATGACTAACTTCCATGCACTAGCTTGGTTCTTATGATCATCATTAAGTGCAGCATTGAAGATAGCATCAAGCACCTTAGCTGACTTAGGGCTAGCAAGCATCCTAGCTTTGTATTCATTGATAATAGCAGCATCACCCTTAGGGCGACCCATGACACCTTTAGGTCTCTTAAGTGCTGCTTTAGGTGGTCTACCCTGCCTCTTAGGTGTCTTCGGTAAGGTTCTACGGTCAACCCTGCCTGACTTAGTTAGCTTGGGTTCTTTAGGTTCCTCGGGGGAACCCTTAAGGTCTGACATGCAATTTACCTCTCTTGAGATTGCTTTACTCTTAAGACTGACAACCCTTCTAGGATAGACATAGGTGTAGCCTTAAGTATACTTAAGTGTCTTTAGAAGCTTAAGAGTCTTTGTTGTCTTTAGAAGACTCTTTAGTTTATTCTTTAATTATATCTTAAAGTAATAACTAAAGGATATCCTGTAAGTGTCTAAAGCTGCTTAAGCATACTATAGGTATATTATACCATATTTAGAGCTAAAAGTCAAGTAGTTTCTTTAGTATCTTAGGTTT